TTCCTGTACACGGGACCGAAGAGCACCGGAACCGTAACGGTGGCCGTGCAACCTGCGCCGGGCGACACCTTTACGATCGTCAACCCGCACGCAAGCCCTCCTGTGGCCGAGGTCTACACGGCTGGCACAGACTTCGCGATTGGGGGGACGGTCGACATCACAGCCACGAACCTAGCCGGGGCCCTGGCAGGCTCCGCGCTTGTCGATGCCTACGCCCTGTCAGGCGTGGTCACGATGACATCGAAGACCACCGGCCCGGGGTCGATGCTCCCGATGGCGAGCTCAGACCCGGCCTCACTTGTTCTCTCGGCATCGACACTCGAAGGCGGAGACGCCACGGTTCAGTTCGCGCTGGAGTGCGCATGCTCGCAGATCAACCTGTGTCGCTGGGGCGTCAAGGCGAGCTGCGGACACATCTATCTCACCGGCCACTTCCTGTCCGTGCAAAGCGGCGCGGGCGGCGGGGAGGGCGGCGCTGTCTCATCCAAGAAGATCGACAAAATCTCGATCGGATACGCCACGCCGACGTTCGACTCAAGCGACGCGGCACTGGCCTCGACCAAGTGGGGCCGCATGTACCTAGCCCTGCGTGACACCATCTTCGTCACACCGGTCGTGGGAACCGGACTTCCTCGTGTTTGGCCTGGGTCCTATTGGGGCAGGGGGCGCGGCCGATGGTAACCACTGCTCTAGCCAAACTCGGGCGGATCAAATCGTCCGAGAACGCCCAGGTGACCTACAAGGACACCGGCGCGTCGAAGATTGCCAAGCAACTAAGGAAACTGCAGGGTCTATCGCTAACGGTCGGATTCCAGGGACAATCGGCGCTCACGGTTTACGAAGACGGTGAGGTCAATGTGGCCACCGTCGCCATGTTCAACGAGTTCGGCACATCGAACGCGCCCGAGCGGCCCTTCATGCGCAGGTCGGTCAGCGCCAATCGCAACCTTCTCAGCGATGACGCCGCGCGCCTGTTCGGTGCAGTCGTCGCGCTCCGGATGACCGCAGAAGACGCGCTGTTTGAGCTCGGTCGCATCATGGCCGAGAACATGTCTGCGCAGATAGACGGCAGCCAACGTTGGGCCATACCTAACGCAGAATCGACCATCGCTAAGAAGGGGCACGACCAGCCGCTTCTGGACATAGGCCTTATGCAGGAATCAATTAGTTGGGCCGTTCGCAGCGGCAGCGCACTTGGGCCAATCATCAGGCAGGGGCAGCTCTAGTGGGGACATGGACCGCCGACCCCTGGGGCGCGCCCTCACCATCCTCGGGCCCCGGCGGCGCGGGCACGCCATCCGGCCTGTTCTACGGAGGCTCGCTGACCACGCTCGGGAACAAGATGCGCACGAACGGCGTGAGCAATCAGGGAACCTACTCCGGGCTCGACGGCGCAGAGCACTTCATGCCGCAGGCCGGCACGCTCACTCGGGTCACCATATTTCGCACCAACGACACCAGCGACGTGGACTTTAGCCTCTTAGTGGGCGGGGCATCGGTCGCCACATTCAAGGTCCTAGCAGGAAACAAGAGCCAGGGATTCGACGTGTCCGTTGCAGCCGCAGACATGGAAGGCGTCGCCATTGAGTACGCGGCGACCGCAGGCTCATCACCTGACTTCACAACCGGAGTCGTATGGTGGACAGCATGATGGGCCAAGGGTTTTCGGGCGCACCGCGCAACGCTGTTGCAGTACCATGTAGTCGGAACTAACCCTAGTTTCACCCATCACCGAAACAAGGAATTGACCGATGAGCCAAACTCCACTCAAGTATAATGCCAACGACCCGGAAGGGCAGTGGCGAATTCTTCGCGATGACATCACGGCCGCCGATGGCGATTGGGTGGCCAATCAGGCGCGACCCGACGACGACCTTCTGTTGGGAACACCGCCGCCCGGGCCGCACGAGTTTCAGGGCATCCGATTCTTTCTGGCCTTCTACGCAGCGTCGGCACCCACGGAAATCATACCCGGTGGAACATGGGACCCGCAGCCAATCGAGGTCGGCGCCATCCCGCCCGGGACAAACGACCCAGCTACGCAGCCCTTTGCTGTGGTCGGAGGCGATGTCGTCACGGACGTCGACAGCCTGCAGGTGATTACACTTGGCGGATGGCGTGAGGCCATCTTCTCGTTGCGCGTGGCGGCGCTCACATTCGCAGGCGGAGCCGATCGAGCTCGCATCTACATTCGAGAATTCTGATGACGTGTTCACGAAGCGAGTCTTGGCTTAGCCAGGCATGGGGCGCCACGAGCGGAGGGGTCGCGCCTGGGTCAGCCGCCGGCGTCCTGCCGATTAGCTTCGGTGACCAAGCAATCGGGGCCAACGCAACGACCCGCTTTTTGACCCCATTCTATGATAACGGAACAGCTCGAACGGTCGAGTTTGGCGTGATCACCCAGGCTGAAGCCTTGCTTACATCCTTCACGATCGCCGTTGAGACGGGGAACGGGAACGGGAACGACATCACCTATACGGTGCGGATTGATGAGTCCGACACAGTTATGGTCATCACGGAGCCATCCACGTTTGCGGGGACGTCGACGTTCACGCCGGGTTCGCCCATCGCAGTCGTTCCCGGAAACGAGATCACTGTGAGCGTCACGCGTGCAGCGGGAGTTGGTACCAGCCCTCGCGAAGTTCGTGCATTCATCAGGACGGGGGCCGCGTGATTCGCAGATACTGCACTGAGTTTGACATCGAAGATGTGCTGTCCCATGTCGAGGCGTCTGTCGATGGCGGAGGACTGTGCGCCCTGGTTATAGACATGGAAGTTGACGCTCTATGGTCGGCCGACCTTGACGAGCGCATGACCCACCTCGGGTGGCACTTTGTAGAGGCGGACCCAGCCACCGATGTACCAACATTTGTGCTCAAATCACCAGACGGGACGGCCTGGAATCTTTCCGTGAAGGACGACGGGACACTCGAAACGACGGAACTATAATGGCCAATCAAGACAAAACCCTCCCTGAACGACTGTGGGATCAGACCACTGTGAACGACCGAGTTCCGACCGATGGGTTCATCGGCTCCCGCCTGATGATGGTTGACCTCGGGGATCGTTACTTTGTGGACAACCCGGCCGTGCAAATTGGCGACGGCGGAGTTGGTGCCGATTCGTTCATGCTCGGGCAGCAGGGGCTATGCCTCGCCGCTGACGACCGCTTCCAGACCGTCGCGCTGCGCAGGCTGACGATTCGCACGGAGGCCCCAGCGGGCGCAGGAGAGTCCGCGCTCATCCGCTTCTGGAAGTACCACAAGGGCTCGCCCACCACCGGCTACTACTACCAGCAATGCACGGATAGCTTTGTCTACGATGACAGCCAGCCCTGGTCTTGGCCCATCGACTTCTCGGGCAACATCCGGCCCATCACATTCGATCGGCGCACCGACGCGCTCGTGTTCACTGCTCACTATACCGAGGGCGTCGGCTCCATGCGCGCGCTTCAGGTTGACTGGGAAGCCGAGGCCGTCGAGCCCGGGTCCGGAGACCCGATCGTGATGGCCGCGGGCCGTTCCGCTGTTCAGGCATGGCCTCCGAGCTAGCATCATGGCCAATCCAGTAAACATTTTTGATTTTGCCGGCGAGACGCTGGCTACGTTCCTGGCCACACCAGTCAGCGACGGAACCTACGCGGACGTATTCGGGACCGAGAAGGTCGACAATCAGCCGGCCGCAGCGACCCAGGTCTTCGAGTACGCCGGTGAACTGCTCAGCAATGGCGTAGACGACTTTATCCAGGCCGCCTACCCGTACATTCGGCAGGTGGCACTCGGCGGCTCTGGTGAGGCGAACACGGCTAGCAACGTCGGAGCAGGCCAAGGCGCATTCAAGCAGAAGACCGGGGTCGACCTGGAATTCTACAGCTTCATCAGTCCCGATTCGTCTGTGCTGATTGGCCTCTCGACTGACGACATCACGCTTGCGGTTGACTGGGCACTGGCCCCGCGCCTGCGCGAGACGCCATCACCCGCATTCGGAGGCGTGCCAGGCGCGTTTACATACACGATTTCTCCCGACGAGCGAATCAACTTCAACGACTCAGGCCCACCGGTAGGCGGAGACATTCTCACGCTCACTGCCCCGGATGTGACTGCGCTGACAGCGGCCCAGGAGGGCGCCGAGTTCTCGTTCAGGCTGCAGCAGGGAAACCCAATTTCCGCGGTCGCGGTCATCGTCCCGGCCGCCAATGTGATTGTCGACCCGCAGACGGGAGCAGATGCGGGGCCGCCTGGAACGGGCCTGTTCTTCTTGCCCGGCACGCTTGGGGCAGGAGCAATCTTCACGTGGAAGGGCGTCGGCGGAGCTCAGGACCGCTGGGTGCTCCAGGCCGAGGCAAATGTCAGTTCTGGCGGCGGCGCCACGGGCTGGCCATCTGAGCTCGCAGTCGACCGGACCACGAGCAGCAATAATCCGCAGATCACTGACGGAGACGAAGTTCAGTTCGGGACGAGCTCGCCCAAGGTGAAGGCGCCGGCAGACCAGTCTCGGGATGTGTCGTTTGCATCGGGAGGCCTGAGTGCCCTGGTGAACGTGGGCGCCTACCTATATCAGCACAGCGCAATCTCATCGATCGCCGGGCGGGTGACCGTTCGGGCCACGGGGCAAGCTCGCATTTCCGGAGGGTCGATTGCGACCACCGACCTCTACCCGTTCACGCTCGAGCAGGAGTGGGAGTTGAGCAGCGGCGGGGACTCGATCATCGCCACCCATCACATGGACGGCAGCGGAGTTGGCCAAATCTCGTTTGGCGTTGACGTCACTGGGCCGCTTCGTGAGATTTATCTCAAGGTGAACGAGGGAGCGAACATCGGACGAACCGTTGACGTCTTCGCCAAGATCACAACGTCAGTTTCGGAACAGGAGATCGCATAGATGGCACGCAAAGCAGGGGCTTGGGTATTCGTAGACTCGACCGAGCGCGATAGTTTCGGAGCGGCACAAGGCGTGCGCCCAGGCGACTTTTGCAGCCTCGCCAGCGACGGCACGGCCTACACATGGAAGGGCGGCGTGTGGTCTGCGGTTGGAGGGGGCGGCGGCGCGAAGCAGATGCTGTCATGGGGTGGCTTCATCTCGGGGACGAATCAGTATCCGGACGCAGTTTCTCCAGCATCGGGCGGTGTGGTCTTCGGGTCGAGAGACGAGGAGACGACGATTCTTGCGCCGTTCGACGGTGACATCACATTCGCAAACTTGATGCTTCAGACCGGGAACACGGGCCAGACGTGGAGAATCTGGATTGCGGACGTCGACACGGGGACATTCACCACGCCGGCAGCGACATCCTTCAGCCGGACAGCGGTCGGGCCGTGGTCTGCCAACGCCGGCGACAAAATCAACATCGAATATGATGCGGGCGGCACCACTCCAGGCCAATCGCGCATTGACCTCATCTTCGAAGAGTCCTAACCCATGAGTCTTCCCATCCCAGTCGGCACGCTTATCGATGACTGCGCGATCCCGGGCGGGATCAACGTGCATCGCAGAGCTGCGCCGACTCAGGATGTGTACGGAGATTGGCAGCCATCGGCCGAGTCGGTGTTCAACGTCGACCCTGCGTCCGCCCACAATCTGACCGGCCGCGACCTTGAGCAAGCACTCGGCGCGGACGGGAACGGCGAGGCCATACGCGTCTATACCAAGGTCCGGCTCTATGTCGCAGATGGAGGCTTTGCCACAGATCACGTGGCCTATCAGGGCCGACTCTGGCGCGTGACTCAGGCGCTGGACTACGATCTTCAGGGCGGCGTGTACGTCTCCACAGCTACCCTTCAGGACGTACAGGGGACGGCGCCATAATGCCACTCCAAGCACCACTCAGACTCGACAGGTTCCAACAGGGGCTGTTTTCCGTCGTTTCGGACGCGATGGGCCCGACGACGAGCGTGACATGGGGCCTAGGCCAAGCGGTGTACGAGTCGCTAGAGGCCGAGCTCGTCGTACTCACGGTCCCCAACGGGCCCGGCTACTTCAATCAGAACCACGCGCGCGCCACGACAATCCTGCCGTTTGACTCGATCACCATCGACGTCACCGGTGCGACCGCAGGTGTGCGCGATGTGATTTCGGTGAACTGCATCGACTATTTCGTTGACGCGGACGGGGTTATCACCGATGAGGACATTCGGGACGCGTTCGTTATCGCGCTAAACGAGAACTCAAACGACCCTTGGTCAGCGGCAGACGGCGCTGGATCGACTGAACTCGTCATCACCCCAGACTCATTCGGGGCCATCTGGTCGCTAGAGATTCTCGGAGAATTGGCCGCCATCAGCCAGACCGTCTCGGGCAATGCCGCTTCACTGACGCAGGGAACCCGGACCATCACGGTCGGAATTCAGTGCTTTGCCAAGAACAGAACCCTGCGCGCAGGCGCGGCGGCGATGATTGCCAAAATTCAGAGCATCTTCGAAGACCCCGGCTATTCGGCCGATCTAAGCGTGTTTGGCATCGGCGTGTGGGACAAAGGGCCATGTGTAGACATTAGCGCCATTGCCGGTGCAAACTGGGAGTCGCGGTACAGTATGGATGTTCAGATGGCAATGCGTTCAGCGATCACCCGGCCGGTCGACCACATCGAAACGATCAACGCCACGATTTATGGCGAGTGCCCACCCGGGACCGTCATTGCAACAGAGACCTTCACGGTGACAGCGCCGTAAACACCCAAACTCAAGGAAAAGACCAGTGGGAGCACCCATCACAACTTTCGTAACCGTCAATGTCAACCTAACCGGAGGCGTTGCGGCCAAGTTCGGCTTCGGCCGGGCAATGGGCGTCTTCGAACACTCCGTCACTACTGACCGAATCGCAGGGCCGTATTTCAGCCTCTCCGAGGTTACCGCCGCGGGCTTCACATCGACGGCCACGCCTGAGATTTACGCGGACGCGACTGCGACGTTTGCGCAGGGCAGCGGCGTTGACCAATTCCTAGTTGGCCGCCGCATCGGAACGAACGGCGCGATGGCTGGCCAAGTCTGGCAAGTCACGAGCCCAGCCACCTTTGTCGAGCAGACCGACGAGTTCAACGGTCCAGGAAACGCAGACTGGGACGTGCTCCCGGCTGTAGATGCCGCTGGAAACTACGCGGCCATCGGCTACCCCGCGACGTTCGGGCAAATCAGCCTCGACTCTCTCAACGGAACGGCCGGCACTGTCGGCGCGGTGACGTGGGAATACTGGGACGGGGCCGCATGGTCCGCGCTCGCAGGCGTTGTCGATGGGACGACCGGTTTCACTGCCGCGGTGGCTGACAACCAGGTCGTAACCTGGACAGTCCCGGGCGACTGGGCAGCGCTTGCGCTCAACGGCGGACCTGAACTCTTCTACGTGCGCGCGGTCAGCGACGGCAACTACGCGGTTTTGCCCGTGTACGACCAAGGCTTTGTTGAGAGCGCGACGAATGACGCGACCTGGACGGCCACGATGGACGCGATCGAGACCTATCAGCAGGTCAACGGCGTCTCCAAGGACTGGTATGGCCACTCCATCGAGAGCCGTGTGAAGGCGGACATTCTCGAAGTGGCGGCATGGACCGAGGCGCGCGAGAAGATTTTCATCGCGCAGAGCGCCGATGCTGACGTGCTCACCGGTGCGGCCGGTAACGTCATGGAGTCGCTCAAGGACCTCGGATACGTGCGAACCGCTGGCATCTACCACGCGACGAGCACGGGAAGCGATGGCTACCTTGACGGGGCCTGGCTGTCGCGCGGGCTCGGGTTCAATCTCGATGTCCCGGGCGGCGCAGGCGTCTGGACGAACAAGCAACTCTCTGGCGTCTCGGGCGACAACATGACCCCGACCCAGGCCACGAACATCTACGCGGACAACGGCAACATTTTCACCGATGCCGGCGAACTGACGTTCACGAGCCAAGGCACGATGGCTGCGGGCGTTCCTCGGTTCATCGATGTCACCACGACGATCGATTGGCTCGTGAAGCGCTCGACCGAGGCCTTCTTATCGCTCTTGGTCGGAACTCCCACGAAGATTCCATACACCAACGGCGGCATCAATCAGTTCGTTACCACCTGGCAAGGCGTGCTTGATGCAGGTGTGACGAACAGCCATCTCAGCGAGGACACGCCACCGGTCATCACAGCCCCTGACGCTCGCAACGTGTCGGATGCCGTGAAGCAGTCGCGCGAGCTCACCATGAGCGCAACAGCAACCCTGGCCGGCGCGATTCAGTCTGTCGTCGTGACCCTCAACCTGAGTTTCTAGGCTGACAAGGAGAAAAGACAATGAAGCAATACAGTCTCGATCAATGCGAACTGGCCTGGCAGGACCTCGACTTCAAAGAGGGCATCGTCGCCGGAACGCCCATCCAAGAGGCCCGAACCGCACCGCGCTGGGCAAAGAAGACCAGCGGACGGGGTGAGCTCATCCGCTCAAAGAACCCCGACGACAGCGGAACCGTTAGCATCGTGGTCAACCAGACCTCGAAGCTTCACCAGCAGTTGTACACGCTGGCCGAGCAGGACGACGTAAACCTCGACATCGTTGGTGCGATGGTCCTGACGGACAACACCAGCGGTGAGCAAATCACCTGGAAAAACGCGTTCATCGAGACGCTCGCTGATGAGGCGCGCGCCACAGAGGAGTCCGAGTTTACCTGGGTGTTTGGATTCGAAGAGCGCACGACCAAAACCAGCGTCGACCAAAACCTCGTGGGTAACTAGTGAGGCAGTATTCGTCAGAGGAGGTCGTTGCCAGTTGGCAGTTCATCGGCCTCGAAGAAGGGTTCGCAGAGGGCTCGTTCCTGGTGCCGCGCCGCAAGGTGCCCACCTGGACGCAGCGATCGAATGGTGTAGGCGGCACCATTCGTCTCTTCAATCCCGACCGCTCTGGCGAGCTCGACATCCTCATCAATACCGAGTCAAAGACCCATCAGCGCCTCATCGCGCTAGCGGCGACCGACCGACTGACGCGCAGCGTGCAGGGGCCGCTCGTGATGCGGGACCTGAACACGGGCGAAGTCTTCGTGTTTACAAACGCGTACATCACGACCGAGCCCGACGAACAGCGCGCAACGTCATCCGTCGAAATCACGTGGACCTTCGGGTTCACGTCCGTTGAACACACACCCAACTTTTCCGATCGCAACGCGGTCGGCTCGTGAAAGCCAAGAACATGAACGAAGTAAGCACCCCAAAGCAGTCGAAATCTATCGACGGCATCACCTACACGACCCAACTCTTCCCCACCACGGATGGCCTGATCCTCATGGCTAAACTCGGGGACCTGCTAGGCGAGACCGGCTTGGCCGTCGTCATCGGAGCAGCCACCGACCCAAGCAAATCTCTGGCAGGCGAGGCGTCACTATTGGCCCCCATGCTGGGGAACATCGCCTCGCGGGCGGCTGAGAACGACGGCCTGCTCGTGATCAAAGACCTGCTTCGATACACGAAGTGCGACAAAATCAAGATCGGTTCGAACGAGGTCACAGGCAGCGCCTACGACCACTTTGACGATCACTTCCAAGGCCGCTACATGCACCTGATGCGCGTAGCTGTGTGGGTGGCGCGTGCGTCTTTCGTGGGGCCCTAGTTCGGGAGCCACTCAAGGAGTGGACCCCTTTCGAGCGGGCAAGCGGACCGCGCCGAGGCATCTCCCCGAAGAATGTCCATTGGCTAGTCTATCGCGTGTGCGAGAACGGCCGGGGCATCGACGGAATGCTCTATCACAAGCTCTGCACCGAGATTCCACTCGACCAGTTCATGGACCTTGTGGAACTCAACGACGTTCACGACTCGTGGAAGCATGCCGAGATGCACAATGCGGAGCACCAGAGAAAGGTCGGCGGCTACTAGCCGTCTGAGGGGCGAGCCATGACGATCGCAGAACTTCTGATTTCGCTGGGTGTCAATGTCACTGGCGCAACCGAGGCCGAGAAGGAGCTTTCGGGCGTAGCCGATGCGGCCGAGGAAGTTGGCGAGGAAGGCAGCACATCCCTCCGTGAGTTCGGAGTTGCGGGCGCTAAGGCTTTCGCAGCGGTCGGAGCGGCAGCAGTCGCGGCAGCGGTCGGCATCTTCAAAGCGGTTGACAGCGTAACGTCTGCCAACGACGAGATTATCAAGTCCGCCAAGGTCGCAGGCCTCGGGACAGACGAGTATCAGAAGCTCGCATTCGCGGCGCAAATCTCGGGCACGAACATCAAGCAGATCGAGGTCGCATCGCGCACCGTCGCTCGCGGTCTCAACGATGCCAAGACCAAGGGCACCGGACCGCTTGTCGAGGGCCTGGAACTGCTCGGGCTTCGCCTTGAGGACGTCCAAGACCTGCCATTCGAGAAACAGCTCGGCGTCTTTTCGGACGCGATGAACCGGCTGGGCACGGAGCAAGAGAAGACCGCAGCGTCTTCGCTTATCTTTGGCTCACGCGCCGGCCCCAAGATGGCGACCCTTCTTGCCGAGGGGTCCGCGGGCATCAAGGCCCTAGGCGATGAGGCCGAGTCCCTTGGCGCAGTCATCGGCGGACCCGCGCTAGAGCAGGCGGCCGAGTTTCAGGATTCAATCACTCGGCTCAAGGCGACCTTCGGCGGGTTCGCAAGCGACATCGCTACGGACCTCGCACCGCTCATCAAGGAGATGATTGACGGGTTCAAAGACTGGGCCGTCGCAAACAAGGGCGTCATTGCCGAGGACATCAAGGGCTTCATCAAGGGAGCCATCCCGATCCTCAAGGCCTTCGTGTCCGGGATCGGATTCGTTGTGGACGCGATCAAGGGCTTCATCGAAATCATGGGAGGCGTAGGCCCCGCGATGGGTCTTGCGACTACGGCGGTCGTTGCGTTCAAGTTGGCGATGGCCGGCGCGCTTGGACCAGTCAGCGCGATTGGCCTAGCGATCGGCGGCCTGATTTCTGTGGTCGCAGGGCTTGTCAGCCAGTTTGGAGACATGAACGACGAACTCTCCGAGACCGAGGAGCGCGCAGCGCGGCTTCGGAACCGACGCAAGGAACTCGGAGAGGCCACGGATGCGGCAACGGCAGGCGTCGAGCGCACAAACAAGTTCATCGAGGAGAACAATCGCCAGCGCGCAGAAGTGAGAAAGGCCGCAGAAGACCGAAGCGGCACTTTCCAGCGGTCATTCGCGGAGCGTCAGCGGGCCGGCGCGCGCGTTCGGGAGCAACTTGCCGAGCGTGGGGTAACCGGTCGACGCGCTGACAAGATGGTGAGCGATGTCATCCTCGGTAAGACCACCGAAGAGAAGGCCCTGGAGCGCCCCAAGCGGGGCGGAGGCGGTCGCGGCAGGGGCAAGTCAGCCGCAGCAGCCAAAGAGCCTGAGAGCGATGTGACGCTGGCAGAGTCGCTGATAGCGATCCGCACCGGAACGGCGGACCCAAAGCAACTCAAGCAGGTGATTCAGCAGCTCTCGCGCAAGACGCCGAGTTCGAAGGCAATCAAGCCCACGGTCGCCATCGACTTCTTCAACTTCCAGATCACGCAGAACTTCCGCGGCGGCGACCCGATGGCATCGGGCCGAGAATCAGCCAAGGCCATTCGCGGCGAGTTTGAAAAGGGCGTCGCCCGCGCTGCGCAATCCATTCCTCAATCGGTGATCAGATAATGGGAACAGGAATTCCACTCGCCCTATCGGGTATCAAAATGGTCCAGACGGCCAGCATCTACCGGCTGTCCAAAGCGACCGGCTTCCAAGTGCCCATCGAGCCGCTCATCGACTTGATCCCAGGCATCACTCCCCTGCGAGTGACGATGGACTTGATCGACAGCGAAGACATCTCGCTGAACTACACGGTGACCCAGAACAGCCTGCAGGACTTCTCGAACGCGACAAGCAACGTCCATCGAGAGCTCCAGCGCATCTCAATCACCGGGGTGATGGCCTCGACGCTTCAGATTGCGCAGCCCGTACCCACTCCAGCGACAGCCGGCGGCGCGTTCGTGCGCTTCGACCTCGTTCGCATCAAAAACCTAGAGACCATCGCGAACCGGATGGAGCCGGTGTCCGTGGTCACGCCTCGGTTCTCGATGGCTCAATGCTTCATCGAGAGCATCTCGCGCCCGTGGTCACCAGACTTGGGCCCAAACACCGAGGTCACAATCACATGCGTCGAGGCGCGCATCCTGAGCCCAGGTCAAAGCACGGCGCAGCCTGACTACGATGCGCAGTTGCCAGGCAATGGAACGCAGACGGGCGGCGGCAATGTGTCCGGAGCCCCCGCTAACTCAAACCCCGCCACGCCAGGCGTAATCGGAGCGGCCCCGCGATGAGCATTGTCGATCTGCCAGTACAGACGGGAGACCCTGAAGTCGGGTTCTCGTCCAACTTCGCTTACACGGTCTTCCTTGAGGGCGTCCAGGTGGGGCTCCGCTTCTACACGAACAAGCCCGACAACTCGTGGTTCTTCGATATCACGACGGTGAACTTTGAGCCGGTGGTCGCGGGCCTTGGCTTGGCTGTCGGCCTGGACCTGTTCTTCCCCTATCGCAGCCTTGGCATCACGGTGATTCCGCCCGGGATTCTGTATTGTGAAGACCTACGCGCCGAGGGCGACTCGCCGGGCTTTGACCCCACGGTCAACTCGTTTCAGAACGACACCCACCAACTTCGATATGTGAGCAGCGACCACGTTTACGCGGACGAAAGCTAAGCCATGCCCACCGTGTTTCCCTTCTACCTGAACATTGCCGCGAAGGTGACGGTGAGCGATTTCTCCGGGGCGATTAGCTTCGACGTGGAGAACTCGGACGGGACGGGGCTTTACATGGAGTGGAACATCGAGCGGCAGCTATCGACGCAGGCGGACCAGGGCACGCTGCGAATCTACAATCTAGGCAAGGCGCAGCAGGGCATTATCCAGAGCATCGTCAAGGCCTCACAGGGGTTCTCGGCAATCGGCAATGTCGAAGTGTCGATCGGCTGGGACGCCCTGACCTTCTCGATGATGAAGGCGCAGATTTGGAAACTCCAGGCCAAGCTGTACGAAGACCCGGACGTCGTGACACAAATCGAGTTTGGCGACGGGTTGCAGTCGAATCGCGACGCTCAGACTCTACCGACCCAGATGGCCCAGGTCTTGGTCACGGACCTACTATCGCTGCTCGCGTCCCGCTTCAGCCCCCCTCGGTTCCTCGATGTCGAGCAGGTGACGGCCGCGGTGACAACATCGCCAAACGGACTTCGGACCATCGGCGGCTTCGACCCATCCGGACAGTCCGCCAAGGAGACCTTTGACGACATCGTTTCGGGCTTGGGCGATGGGTACTCGTGGGGCTACGGGCCAAACGGTCTAATCGTCGTATACAGCCGCGGGCAACTCAGCATCGCCGCCGGTACTCTTCCAGAGCTCGTGAGCCCAAGTACGGGCCTCCTAAGCTTCACCGAGGAAGACAACGGCTCCGTGAGCTTCGACTCTCTCGCCAATCCATCCATCATGCCGGGCGTACCCGTCACCATCCAAGACCGCTTCGGCAAGCCCGCGGGTCAGCCGGTCATGCGCGTTGAATCCGTCCGGTTTGACGGCAACACCCGAAGCGATAACCTCATGTCAGGCGTGGCGAGGCCACTAAGCGTGATCTAATGGGCAACGAACAGCGAACCGGAGTCTACGACCTGCGGCAGAACCCGCAATTGGCGGACTTGTTCCAGGCGATCGGACGCAATTTGCGTGTGACCATGCGGACATCGACGGTCGGAGCCATCGCCCCAAGCGACGCTCAGCCGCTCGGGTATGACGCGGCGACGCAGTTGTGCTCGGTTCTCGTCCAGCAGTTGACGGTGACGCGCAACCCGGCCAAGGCTCAAGGCGCGGGCTCGACTATCACGCAGCCGCCCGTCCTGCTGACAAACGTCCCGGTCTCGTGGAGGCGCACGAACGCGGCCTACCTGACGCTGCCCCTGAATATTGGCGACACAGGCGAACTCATCATCCAAGATCGAAGCCTCGCGGAGTGGCGCAAGCTCGGGATTCCCGTCGACCCTATCGACAACTGGACGCACAACCGCGGAGACGCAGTGTTCCACCCGGGGCTACACCCGGACACGAACCCCATCGCCCCGCCCACTGACCAGACCGCAGCCGTGTTGGAAGGGCCCGAGATCGATGGTGTGAAACTTGGGCGCTTGGCGTCGCTAGGGGTTGCCAGGGAAACCGATGCGGTGGGAGCAGTAGACTCCATGATTGAGTGGATCCTAGCGGTGAATTCTGCCCTGAGCAGCCTGGGCGTCGTCGTTCCTCCGCCCGAAGGCTTCGGAGTTATCACGACTGCATCAGCGAAAGTGCAGGCTGAGTAATGGCGGACTTTCAAAACGTCGACAACGACATGGTGTTCAATAACGGAGAACTCGTGTTCATCACGGGCCAAGAAGCGATCAAGCAGCACATCGAGATGAGGCTCAAGACCTTCTTGGGAGAGACGGTTTACGACCAGTCTGCCGTCGTTCCGTACATCCAAATCATCTTTGTGAAGTCGACCCCGCTCGATTCGGTCCAGTTCATCCTGACCGATGCCGTCGAGAACACGCCAGGCGTTACCGGTGCAGAGCTCGCCGTCCAACTCGACCCGCTCACCCGCGTTCTGACCGTCACCGGAAACGCGCAGACCATCGAGGGCAACGTGGACTTTTCGGTTAGCATCACACCAGGCCAAGACACGGAGACCTAGACAATGACGTTCGCACTCACAGCAGCAGGTCTCAGCACCGAAACCCAGTCGGAGATCTTCGACGGCCTTGCCAATCAGGTGCAGGCCACTTTCGGGACCAACACAAACGTCAGCATCAGTTCGCTGATGGGTCAATGGTTGAACATCACCGCGGAGATTTCTGCGCTCAACCAGGCCGAACTGCTTGCGGTGTATCGCCGCTTCGACCCAAACAGTGCTGCAGGCGTAGCCCTAAACGCGCTCGCCGCGCTGACTGGCTCCGTGCGCAGGGGCGCCACACAGTCCGTCGTGGAGGGCTTTCTAACCTTCAGCGGCGCAGGCACCTTTGCCAACGGCGGACTTGTCCTGAACGTCGGAACGCAGACCACATGGCAAGCCATCGGCGGCCCGTACTCAGACACGGGCGGACCCTATCCGGAGCTTGTCGCGGCCACCTTGCAGGCCGTCGACACCGGACCGCTTCAGGCCAACTCGGGAACCACTTGGTCGATCGTCACGGTCACCCCGAACGTCACCGCGTACACGAACCCATCGGACGATGCCACGCTCGGGCAGAACGAAGAGAGCGATGAGGACTTTAGGCGCCGCCGTCAGAACGAGCTCTATTCGCAGAACATCGGTCCGCTTCTCGCCATCTCGGGCGTCGTCTCGAAGGTGGACACCGAGAACGGCCAGGTAACGGACGTTCGCACCTACCACAACCCATCCGTGAACCCGACTGACTCGGACGGAATCCCATTCAAGGCCTTCAATGTGGTCGTGGAGACCGACCCGCCCCTGCCCGTTCCGCAAGTGGCAGGACCCATCGAGCCGCTCGCGCAGGACATCGCTGACGCCATCTTCTCGGCCACAGGTGCCGGCGGCGAATCGTATGGGACCGATTACGGCGTGGTGTCCGTCATCAGCGTCACCGATGTCGAGGGGCAGGCTCAGGGGCCAATCCTGTTCGACGTCGTGGAGCAGGTGGACATCTTCATTGATATCACGCTGACCCTGTTCACAAACAACGACGACGGGCCGGTGGTCCCAGAAGACCCACAGCAGATGGCCGACCTGATTCGCACCACTACTGCGGAATCTCTCACCGGATCGTTCGTATCGCTGGGCCGCGACGCTCGGGCGCTGGACACGTCCGGCGTAATCCAGAGCCTGATTCTCGATGGCGAAGTAAGCGGAGTCGCTACGGCCGTCGTGGGCGTGAGCCTGACGCAGCCGGCCTTCCCTATCGCGTCGCTCACCGCGCCCATCACCATCCGGCAAAAGCCGGACTATGACACCGGAAACATCCGCATCGAGATCGACGGGGTTCAATACTAATGTCGCTATGGGGACTAGACTCACCGTGGGGGCTACCCGATGCCTTCTGGGGCGTCGATGGGGACAGCGAAATCTGCGCCTTCGTGCAGACGCGAATCCTGTCTCAGATGGATTCGACGGTCGGGAATCGAAACTTCCGCGACTTCATGTGCATCGTCGCGCAGCCGTTTGGCGACTTCGATGACGTGGCCGAAGATGTCGCGGACGCGTTCAACCTGGACACCGCCGTAGGCGTGCAACTGGACGTCATCGGGGCAGTGATCGACCTGCCGCGCTCGGGTTTCACGGACGACGAGTTCTATCGGAAACTGCTCAAGATGCAGGCGACGATCCTGATGGGGCAGACGGACGGGGACTGGACGGGAAGCGTGAACCAGATTCTCTCGATGGTGCGCACCTTCATCGGGGCCGGCGGCGGCCCAATTCTGTACACGGCGCTCCCACCCTATTCGTTCCAACTCGACATTCCCGCAAGCCTGACCGGTCCCGAGTTCGCAGTTCTGTTCCGGCTCTTGTGCCGCGCCATCTATGCCGGTGTGCTCGGGTTCTTCGTCATCGTCCCGCCCGGTGACAATCTTTGGGGATGGTCAGGCGGCGCAACGACAAACACGGCGCAATGGGGATGGTCCGGCGGCGCAACCGTGAATCCCGGGCTTTGGTCCGGAGTTCTGACCACAGAATCCTGCTAGGAGAAATACAATGGCAACCAGACCAACCGGAAACCCGCCCATCTGGGCGCAGACTGTAAACTATCCAGCCGGGCCCGATGTTTGGGCCGGCTCGCCCACGAAGGTTCAGGCACCGACGAATACAGGCGTTGGGTTCACACCTGAGACCGGGATCGTAGCCGACTATGCGAACTTTGAATTCAACGCGTATTCGACATGGGTCGAGTGGCTGAGCTTCGGTTCGAATTTGGCGGCTCTAGATGCCCACGTTGTTGAGACTGACAGTTCGGGCCGAGTGCGAATCGCATACTCGACGCTCGGCGCGACGGTGGCCGCGGTCGGTCCGGTCATAACGATCGACTCATCGAACCACGCAACGCCACAGGCGATGGCTGTCATTGCCGCGAATCACTCCGCGATCACAGCGACGAACAACGGAGCTTCGGATACCGTGAACGCGGTCAACGCAGGCTCGGGAGCGTGCATCAATGCGGATGCACAGGCTGGCGGCGTATGCATTGACGCCGACTCGACCACGGCTGCGGCAGTCGATGCCGAGTCCACGGGTAACCACGGCGTGCACGGCAAGACCGACGCGGCCACCTTCGCAGGGGTGTATGGCCAGGCCGCCGTCGCAGTTGGAAGCTTTGGCGTATGGGGCGACACCCGGAGCGTGGGAGGCCGTGGCGTCGCCGGAACTAACTCTTTCGCAGGCGGAAGCCCAACGGACGAGACCCAAGTGGGCGTTTTTGGCTTCGGCAACAGCACGGCCGGGGTGTGGGGTCGCTCGATCGATGCCTATGGCGTAGTTGCAGAGGGCGATACGACGACACCTGTCCGGGCGGCGTTCCGCATGGTGCCTCAGGACGCGGACCCGAGCTCAGGTCTAGATGGCGACATGTACCCGAACCTCGGGACCGGGCTGCTTAGATTCCGCCGCGGGTCGCAGTGGCGCAGCATGCATGACAGTCAGTACGGTTTCGTTGCGAACAGCGTCGACGGGCTATCGGGAAGCCAGAACACGGCTCCGATGACGGTCAAGCACTCGATCAGCCTGGGCACTCCAAACGACCCGAAGTTTGCTGGAGATGTTGAGTTGGAGTTCACCGCATCGGTTCGGAACATCAATGACGTACTCACGACGTTCGAGATTGAGTTCCAGGATCAGACAGCAGGGGGGACCGTGATTAAGACGAGTGAAATCTACCTGGCAAGCACGAACACGAACGTGACCAACCCGCCTGTCGGCGCGCGCCCGAACGCGTACGAAAAGACGATCACCTTTAGGGCTAGGTACTCGCTGCCGGCCAGTGGGCCTCGCACGTTCGACGTTGCATTTGCTGCGTACGGAACAGGCGCACCCGCTGGCGTCGAATGGGTGGACGGGATGCTCAGCGTGAAGGGCGTATTCTAACCGTGGCCAAAGCCAAGACAGACGGCCGCAAAGCAGAGCGCAACGCGCTCACCCTGACCCCTAAGATAATCGAGGAAGCGGCTCGAATCGTAGGAAAGGGCAACTTCCGATACGTGGCGCGCGGGCGCCTGGGCATCCCGCAGGAGACATGGAAATCATGGCTTTACCGGGGAAGAACGGAGTGGCGCGAGTACACCCGTGGGGACCGTGAGAAAATCACGCTGAAGATGGAGCTCGTGAAGGCGCTCGACCAAGCCGAGTGTCGGAATCATTCGGACATCATCGAGGACGTGATGAGCGATGAGACGCCCATCAAGATCAAGATGGAGTATCTCTACCGGAGATACGGAAAGCTCTATTCCAAGAGCCCGAACGCGGTTGACGATGACACCGGCGAGGATGTGAAGGTCGACCCAAATCAGGTTCTCATCGAGAAGCTTAGCGCGTTCCTCCCGGAGGGGAAGGGCGAGCCCGAAGATGACTAGCCCGCAAATCATCGAGCAACTCGGACGGCTCAGCCCGGCCAAGATTGCAAGCTTCGCGCGCTCGCTGAAGCATGAAGAGGCGCAAGCCATCATCGACCATTGGCCCCTATGGGCGCTCAATCACCAGCAGATGCCGGACGGGGACTGGCGACGATGGAACATGCGCGTTGGCCGAGGCGGGGGCAAGACCTATGGCGGCGCCAAGTGGGTGAATCACATTGCTGAGGACCGCTCTAAAATCAGACGAGGTGAGATTGGCCTAGTGGCCAAGACCTTCAACAACGTGCGATACACGATGATTGAAGACCCGGGCTCGGGAATCCTGGCGACTGCGAAGCCAAGCTTCCGCCCCATCTGGGAGCCCGGGAATGGAATTCTGACGTGGCCAAATGGAGTCCGAGCTCGCGTGGTCTCAGCGGACAGGCCCGACACCGGCCGCGGCCTGAACGCTGCGCTCGTCTGGGCTGATGAAATCATGGCCTGGCCGAAGCCCGAAGAGATGTACTGGGAAATAATCGAGCCCGCGCTTCGCATTGGCTGGGCCCGCTGCATCATCACGAGTACGCCAAAGCCGCGGAAGTTCCTGCGCGACCTTGAGGCGCTTGAAGACACAGTGGTCACGCGCGCATCGACATACGATAACGTCCACCTGCAAGAGAAGGTGAAAGAAGCGCTGCGCCGAAACTTCGAGGGCACGCGGCGCGGCCTACAGGAGCTCTATGGCGAAATCCTTGAGGACTCCGAGGCCTTCCTCTGGAACCTCGACAACATCCACGCCAACCGGGTCAGCGAAGAGCCAGACCTGAAGCGCATCGTCGTGGCCATTGACCCGGCCGCAACATCGAACGAAGACAGCGACGAGACCGGAATCGTCGTGGTCGGAGTCGATGAAGACGATCACGGCTACGTGCTCGAAGACGCCACCATGAAGGGCACGCCGGAGCAGTGGGCGTCCAGGGCCGTGCAGCTCTATCGCTTCTATGAGGCCGACTGCATTTGCGCTGAAATTAATAATGGCGGCGATATGGTGGAGTCGGTGATTCGGGCCGTGAACCGAGACATTAGCTACAAGTCAGTTCGTGCGACACGCGGCAAAGTCCTGCGCGCGGAGCCGGTGGCGGCACTATACGAACTTGGCCGGGTTCACCATGTGGGCACCAAGGGACTAGAGAAGCTTGAGCACCAGATGACCGGGTGGCAGCCTGGGCTGCCGTCCCCTGACAGAATGGACGCACTCGTTTGGGGGCTCACCGAAACGATGCTGGACGATGAGGACCGGGTGGGGAGCATCCTCGCCTACATGTAGAGACCAAACGCGCATCGCTTAGCGAGCGCTCAACGAAAGACCGATCTAATGACGGACGAAAAGAAGGACAACAACAGCTCCGCGGCTATCCGCCCGGATGGCTACGCGAACGTGGTCACCGGATTCGGAGGCCCCCCGGACAAGTCGAGCGGAACATTCTTCCAGCGTATGCCGCGGCTCGGGCCCGAAGAGTTGGCGAGTTGGTATGAGCAGGACGCGCTCGCGTCGCGCATCATCGACCGACTTCCTGACGACGCCACGCGCGAAGGATTCGCACTCACGGGCGAGGATCGGGACTTCAACTGGAACGGCGTGATGAGCGAGCTCGAAGACCTCGATGCACTCAACTCGGTCGCGGACGGCTGGCGATGGGCTCGCCTGATGGGCGGGTCTCTTATCGTGATGGCGATCAACGACGGCCGGACCTACGACAAGCCGCTGGACATGAAGAATATCCGCGGGTTTTCAGGCCTGCAGGTGGTCGAGTCGACTTTCGCGCAGCCTTCTCGCCTCGGCTCCGGACTCGGTTCCGCGTCCTTCCGCAAGCCCATCCACTACGAGATCACGCCGACGGTCGGAAAGATGAAGACGCGCAAGGTTCACCACACGCGCGTGATTCGCATCGATGGCGTCAAGGTCCCGCCTTCGTTCCTCATCCGGAACAACGGCTGGGGCCCAAGTGTGCTTCAGCGAGTCGCAACCCAACTGCAGCAGCTTGGCGAGGTCATGGGGTACAGCCGCAGCATCGCGCACAACATCAGCGTTCCATTGATGCAGTTTGATGGCTTCCGAGATCAGCTGCTCGGGTCCGCCAAGGGCAAACAGCAGTTGGAACGGATGATCGAGACCATCCGGATGACGATGGACAACCTTCATATCCTGGCGATGGACAAGAATGACTCCGCCGGGGAGATGAAGCGGGACGTGACCGGGCTAGAGAAACTCGTGGCCAAGTTTGTCGACGCGCTGGTACGCGCAACGGACATGCCGCGAACGGTCATCCTAGGCGAGCAGCCGTCAGGGCTCGGAGCAAGCGCTGACAGCGAAATTCGCAGTTGGTATGACCACGTTCACGCCAAACAGCGGCTCGTTCTCACTCCGGTGATCAACCGACTGCTAGAAATCATCCTCGCCGGCCGCGCGCGACGCAACCCGGACATGGACATCCCGTCCGAGTGGCAGGTCGAATGGAATCCGCTTTGGCAGCCGAACGACCAGGAGATGGCCCAGACGCGGCTCACAAACGCTCAGGCCGATCAAATCTACTTCTCGATGGCCTCGATGAGCGTTTCCGAGATTCGCACGCGGCTTGAGGACGAGGGAACGATCAAGGATGCGACGGTCGAAGTGCCGCTTCCGGCCGCGCCCGTGATGACAGGCTCCCCTCCTGGGGGCTCCGGGGCGCTCGCTGCGGTCTCGGACATCGACCCAGCACCCGACGCGGCCGAGCCGTCGCAGAAGCCCGTCCCTGACGACGTAGTGGACGTGCGGGAGGCCGCCAAGCGCCTCGGCGTTGCCACACGTACGCTCACCAGGCAGATGCAACTCGGGAACCTCCCGTTTTGGCAATTCGGCAGCCGTCGACAGGTCAGCCTATCCGAGGTCATGGAGCTCGGGCGCCGAGAGGTAACGAGCGAAGATGCGCACGCGGACCGGGCTCCGTCAAAAAAAAACCCTCTAACGCAGCCGTTTCCTGAGAAGGCCGCAACTGCGCTCGGCAAGCAGTACCAGCAACTCAACGCAGTGGCGATGGTCCAGGTCCGCCGGCATCTCATCCCGGCCATCCGCTCGGGCAACGAAGCACGCATCACGAAGGCCATCGGCCAGGTACAGGCGGGAGTCAATCGCGGCTACACGGACACTGACATCGCGAAGGATGCAGCTAAGACGGCTGACATCGTGAGCGATGGGCATGCAGACGAGTTCTTCGCGGGACTCGCCGCGACCCTTGGCGTAGCCATCACCGGAACCGACAGGCCCGGGGCGGGGTCAACCGAGGGCGCGACCAGCATCGAGGCCATCGAATCCGACGCGGATGGCGAGGCGGTCGAGGTCGCAGTCGTGGTCAACGAAGAAGCCATCGAGGCCGAGGGCGAGTTTGTGGACCGAAACGTCGAGTTCATGGGCAAACTCCGCAGCGGTGTGGCCGCAGGCCTGGGAATCTGGCTCGCACGTGAGATCGCAGGCCAAGACCCAGACGAAGCGGCTGCGAAGGCCGCCAAGTCATTCGCCGCGACGGGTGTCCCGAGCAGCGTTGGAGAACTCGTGGTTCATCTCCCCGCTCACGCGCGACTCATCGCGGACGACCAGACGGGCACGCTGAACCTTGACCTAAACCGAATTCGCGCAGGCGCTGCAGGCGTGGACACGTTTCGGTGGATCACGCAGGGGGACGCCGATGTTCGCCCAGAGCATGAGGAGATCGAAAATCAGGTCTTCACATGGGCCGCGGGCGCTCCCACACTAGGCGGCGCGCTTCCCGGTGAGCCCATCAATTGCAGGTGTTGGCCTGGGTTCATCGCGGATGCGCCGGCCATGAGGGCGGCCGAGAACTTCGTGCTTGTGGTCTAGGCGTCCGTATCGACATCGCTGGGTGCAATGCGCCCGTCGCGTTTCCAGTTGTACCGAATACCGTTCGGCCGGCCGGTCCACGCGTCGGGCAGCGCCTTGCCATCCGAGATTTTGAAGTCAGCCGGGCCCACCTTGAGGCCGAGTGCCCCGCGTGCCCATTCGCCGCAAGCGTTCCAGATGCGAGAGCCTGGGTCGCTGACGCGGTTTTTGGTGGCCTGGCGATGGGCGTGGATGAACTCGATCTCCCCGCCGTTCTCTTGGGCCTGTTCGGTGTAATACCGAATGAGACGGCGGCAGGCTTCGAGCTCGGAATCGGTGGCCTCTGACGCATGTTCGCGCGGGTCGCCCTTGCCGCGTAGTGAGCTCGGGAGCCATAGGGTCCACCTGCTCTCATCCTTCTCAGTGCCGGGGTCATCCTCGATGCCGGCCGCGCGACAACTAACCTCAATGCCGATGTCGGCGCGGTTGAACCCGTTGCCGTGGTACATGTAGTCGGTCGGGTCGTGGATCAGGACAATCGTCGCATCCTCGCCATCCGGCCCCCCGTCCATCACCAAGCCGTGTACGGGAATGTTCAGGCAGTTCTCAGGGTCGGTGATGTTGACCGCTGTCTGGTGAAGCGTGATTCCCTTGATCTTCGGCCACTTCCGGACGCCCTTGCGCTTTCCGCGGCTCTTGGTCTTGACCTTCTTGCGCCAGTCGATCCAGTGCACGCGGAACTCCGGAGAGCCCTCGGCCATCTCGTCGGCTTTCTTGGGTGGCGGTTCCGCGGACTCGTGGGCGGTTTTGAACCGAGCGAAGAAGCCAAGTAGATCGACCAGATTCCACCTAGTGCCAAACACGGGGCTGATTGTACACGATGCACGATGCGCGATGCGCGATCTTCGTACTACTTTTTTCACCAGTTTCGCGTGGTCTCGTTTACGTCTAGAATTCTCCTATGGGGAACGCCCTAAGCGTGTTTGACGCAATCATTGCGGCCGGGATGGTCGTCGTGGCGGTGGCGGGCGCCTACTGGGCGCTCGTGGTTCGCCTCACAAAAACGGACGCATCCGTTGAGAAGGAAAAGTCAGAGAGGGAAAGTGATATCAAGGGGTTGGGCTCTGACATCGAGAGGCTGCAGGACGATGTAGCAAAGGTGGCGCACGTCACAGACAAGCTAAGGCGAAGGGACGACTTCAGGCGCGGAAAGGAGTCCGCAGAGGACTCCGATGTACGTGACTTGCCGCGGCGGCGACCGCACGCGGGCAGCGACACATTCACCAAGTGACATCACCCTAAATTCACCCGTACACTCAGCCTATGACCAAGTTCGAATCCGCCATGTCCAGCGATCACGTGAGGGCTACCGGCGGATTCAGCATCTCGATCGTGCTGTTCATCTTGTGGGTGATTAGCGTCTTCGCTCGGTAGACGTAAAAAGGCCGGGCCAGCTGCGGAGGATTCCGCCACTGACACCCGGCCAGACTCTCCACACTCGATGAGCGCGGCGACATGGTAGCCGCTCAGTCCTGCGGCGTCACCTGCTCGCACTTCTCGCACCCCTTGGTACCGGGGCACGGGCAGTCTATCCAGGGGTCGTCGTCGCGCTTCTGCGCTAGTTGCCGCAGAAACTCGGACTCGTGCCAAGCCGCGTCGCACTCTTCGGTGAGTTCGGCCCGGTATCCCCACAACTCGCCGTCCACGCGTTTCGATGCATAGAAGAAGTCCTTTCCGGACTGGGGCTATTTGAGCGTAAAGCTTCTCACGCCACCCGCTCCACCATGTGCGCGCACGCCATCGGGACGACGTAGCGCTCTCGCTGGACACACGATCCGCCGTGGAGCGGCACGCGATGCCAGTGGCCCTCGATGAGCCAGCAGGGTTCGCCGTCGCGGTCGAGCTCTGTTACGGACTCGACTCGAATTGGAGGGTCCCCGGGGAGGACCCGAATCATCAGGTCTTGGAGCATAAGGTCTTCTAGCGTCATTTGCGCTCACCCGCAAGACACCCGCCACGGTACACGGATATTCGTATCCCAATATCCTCGATAAGAACGATTGGAGCGCCGCACTTTGAGCATGCCCCAATCGAAAACATGTTCCCCGTGAACGCGCCGTCCTTGTCTCGGTGGAACTTCCTTTCCGTCAGCGACATCGGCAGCCCGTCGCAGTCTCCTAGCGGGTCGTGTTCACAATTCATCGCTTCGCCTTCGCTCTCTCGTCAAGTCGCTTCTCAAGATGCACCACGATGGCGAAGCACTCGCCACGGGTAACGCTGATGCCGGATTTCTTTAGGTCGCGGAT